GAGAATTGATGTCTTCGTTTTCCAAGGATTGTTCATTCGTAATTGTGCTTCCAATCCCAGCAAGGTAAGGAGCAAAATTCGGATCTTGGCTCAACGCGGGGAGATCCTTCAGCTTGCCTTTAACCTTTAACCCGCCCTTTTCAAATGTAAAATCAACATCCGGCTGTTCCTTTAGTGCCATTTCACGATCTTCAATTTCGCGCTTTCTCTGCGCTTCGGCAGCAGCTTGCTTGTCAATATCGCCTTGGCGAAACATATTCATCAATTCTGGTACATCAATTACTGCCATAAATCTCCTTATATCTTGATTAAGTTGCCAAGGCCAGTAGCAATCTGACCAAATTGTTCAGCCCCACTCGGTTGCCTAGAGATTGCCCCAACTTGCGCTCCGTAGGTGCTTCCAAGGTAATTAGCCTGCGATCCGTAAAGGTTTGCAAACGCATTGGTCAGCTGAGCTGGAATCTGCTGATCCACTGCTTGATAGAAGTTAGCAGCCGTAGAAGGCTGTTGATTAAACCCACCAGGCAAGGCTTGATTGGCTTGGATGTAGCTCTGCATCGCAGCCTGCTGCTGTGCTGTGCGTGCGCCAGCAAGGTTGGCGATGGAAGGTCCGCCAGCCACAAAGTTGGAAGCTGCACCCAGCCTGTTTCGCTGGAGTGCGTCACGGAACGCTATATCAGCTCTTAGCGCATCACCGCTGGATAAGCCAGATCCAAGGAAGTTTTGCGCTGCTCCGTAGCGTGCCAGCTTGCGGGCTTCGCCAGCCGCACCGATCTGTGAGGCTTCTTGCACTGCCGGTCCAAGGCCAAAGACGTTGCCACGGGCAGTCTGTGCGGCTCGGATAGATTGCTCGTATCCACGCCGTTCTTCTGCACCAATGGTCGATCCAAGGCGTAATTGATTAAGAGCCTCGTCCTCAATGGTCTGACGCAGTTGTTCAGTTTCTGGCGTGGTTGTAGGTCCAATTGGCTGAGTAGCCAATTGGCGATACTGTTGACCTAAGCCAACAGCGGTCTTGTAGGATTCTGGATCAATCTGATAAAGCTGTTGTGAGGCACGCTCTTCTGGCAATTGAGCAAAGGAACGGAATCCAGTAATCTCCTTTAGTCCTTCGGGGCTATCAATTGTAATAGGCTTGAAATTCTTTTGCATGTCCTGCGCTTCAGTAACTGCGCTGGTTACGCTCTTTAAGTCATCACTGAGTTGCTTGATGAATACATTGGATGAAGTTCTGCGAGCATCATTTGCTGGCAACCCAGCAACAAGCTGATTTGCAGTGTTAAGTCTTTCTTGAATGCCAGCGATCTGCGTATTACCGCGCTTGATGACATCGTCTAATTTCGATGATCTTGAATTGTTGTAATCGTCAACGATCTGCTGATCGGATACTTGAAAGTTAAGCATTGTTCCTAGATCAGACGATCCGTAGTTGCGTGAAGCAGAAAGTTGCGCCAAGGCTTGATTGAATCCAGGCCCAGCAGGACCAGCAGCCCCGCCAGCCGTATAGCCAGACTCGCCACCAGTTAAGGCTTTAATTTGCTCAGCAAGTGAATTGTATGTTTTTTCTTGAGAAAGTTGCTGGTCGACTTTTGCTTGTAAGGCATCAATTTGTGGCTGCGTTAATGCGCGAACTCTATTAGAAAATGCTTCTTCGGTTTTTTGGTTTATTATTGGGATTAAAGCTGACCCCTTCAGTATTTGTCTTCCCTCGCCAGCTTTTACTTGTTCGTAATTATTCCGATCTGCAATTTGATAAATTCCTTGTGGACGAAGATAGTAATCTGCGTTTGGATCTATTGAGGCTGTATTTACTCCAGCAAGTCCTTCGTACATATATTTAGCCTTTAATTAAGTATTGCTTACGTTTTTTCCAATTGTGCCGTAGAAATCAAAAGGTCCTGGCTGACGGTTCATAGCTACGTTCTCTTCCACAGAGCCGTAAGGACTCTGGCCGTAAAGCTGTGCAAACTGCCTAGTCATCTGATCGCCCAACCCGCGATTCAAGGCATACGCCTGTGGGCTTTGTTCATACGCCCTGCGTAACCCTTCCAGCGTCCTCTGCGGACCGTATTGGCGTTCTAGCTGTAGGCCAGCCTGTATGCCAGATTGCTGATCTAATGCTGACAACTGGCGTTCCAATGCACGTTGTTGAGGCATATACTGTGAGCGCAACCTGTTTTCAACAGCAGCCATTTCTGGCAATTTGCTGATGTATGTATTAACATTCTCGCGATATGCATCTGCATTAGCCTGTGCCACCTCTCTTGGATCGGGCGGAGGAGGAGGTGAAGGAATAGACGGTGATCCACCCATGGTGTTAAACCTTCGCCTTTCGCATAAATGTCATATAATCATAACTCCTTGGTTTGCCAGAACGATTAAAAGTGATCCGCTTGCGAGGACCAAAACGCTCCCAAAGGAGCAACAGCAAGCATCGTAAGGATTTAGCACCTTTTGATGAGATCGTCAAGTCAACAAAGACATTCTCACCATCTTCGCTATGCACATAATGATTAGGCTCTTGCCCATCCTTTAGACACCTAGCCAAAGCCACGCCTGCAATGCCGTCCTTATCCTTAACAATCCCAACCATGCCCTGCTTCTCGAACCAGCCATACCAATCGGCCAGATTAGGCCACATAGCCTCTGGAACGCTGCTTTGCTCAATATACTCAATAGCCGTCATATCGTTTGCTGGATTAGGATTGTATCTGGATTTGCCGCAGCCGTGATCTGGCGGATCGCCATCTTGTTTGCTGGGGTAGAAATCTTGATGTTAAGCAAACGCCACTTCTCGTACTTGCGCAGGTCGCTGGCAAGCTTCTTTTTGACTGATGTTGGGAGGACTGCTGGAAGCGTGAATGGGAGAGTTAGAACTGAGCTTGCAATATTTATGTTGGACGCAACGTCAATGTCGCCAACGTCAATGTCGCGCTGGATTGCAATAGTGGCATCGGATGAAAAGGAGTTGTCAAAGATGACCTCGAAATGCGAGCCGTATTTTAGCGAAAATGGATCTCCAAAATTAAAATCCTTTGTACGCACATAAGACTGGTAATCAGTTCCAGCGTCCTGATAATCTGCGGACGTAGTGCCAGCGGGAGACTTGTAGCCAGCATACTTCTCGATTATGCCATTGGTCTTCTTGAACATCGCCCTAGAGCCTTCTTGATTAAAGTTCGTAAGCGTGAACTGCATAACCTGCGGAGTCCAAGTTCCCTCGAATGCGTTTAACGCCGTGTTGTAAACCAAGAGCGTGTCGTTGTAATCGTTTGATCCAGTAGGTATGGCGAGGAAGTAACGGTTATCGTAGTAGATTGCTGTAGCCACCCTAACTGAAATCGCTCAGTACGCTGGCGAGAAGGTTGGAAAGACCGACTCGGATACGCTTACCTTCTTACAGAAGGCAGCAAGCCTAGCCTATCGGCGTGTATGGGACTTTGCGCCTTGGCGTGAGACTGTAACCAACTCAACCTATTCAGTTGGCACAAACAGGCAGATCACGCTAGGCACAAATGTCGAGACTCCTCTATCGGTAGCCTACAACGATGCAGAGGTTGATCCGATTGACCTAGCAACGATTGTAAGCCAAGACCCAGGCTTGCTTGACGATGCTCGCACTGGAGATCCAGATACTTATCATTTTACTGGCCGTAACAGCAGTGGCGTTGCACAGCTAAACCTTTACCCAAGGCTTGCCACATCTGGCACAATCCCATTGCGTGTAGTGGAGAAGCTAAAGTGCCTTACTCGCACAAACATCATCGTTGACTTTCCTCCATCGCAAGCTGCGCTGGATGACGAACTTCGCCTACCCCACGTTCATCACTTGGTTCTTGCCTTGACGCATTCTGACGCACTTGAGCGTGAACGGCAATATGCCAAGGCGCAAGCCATCACGCAGACTGCTAATATTGATCTTGCAGCTATGGCTAACTACGAGTTGAGCCAAGTTGGTGGAGTGAAGCAGATCACTCCGCAAAGTTTAGGTGAGCTAACCATAGAAGAAATGTTCTCGGCTTAAAGGAGGCACAATGCCTTTATACAGCGACAACTTGGACGATGTTCTGTCCTTTGACGGAATCCGCAATTTCACTGGAGGTCAAGCTAGCGGTCTTCAATCTGACCTACTAGCCGAGAACCAAGTACAAGAGTTGTACAATATGACCCTTTCACCAAAGGGTAATCTTGAGACTCGCGTAGGTGCGACAAGCTTTGCAACTGGCGCAACCAGCTCGGCAACTTCCGTTGGCGGAATGCGATACTATGAAACGTCAGCATACCAGCAATTGCTGACTGTTACTGGTGGTAAATTTTACAGCATTGAATCAAGCGGAAGTGCAACAGTCCACATTGGGTATCAACAATGGAATAATACAAATATAACCTGGACAGCAGCGACCAGCCAATGGCGAGACGGCTACAGCGTGGCAGAAGACATTGAGGTATCTTTTGCACAGTTTGTTGACAAGATGTTTCTATCTGATTCCGATAGCGACCTGCATTTTTGGGATGGAACTGCGGTTGAAAGGCAGGGTGGCA